AGAGAAGAACCATTTGATCTTAATGGATATATGACTTCTCATTTTCGTAGGGTTCTTGTTGAACTTAAATTACTTTCTGTTTATGGCAATCATACATTTAAAAAATACAATGGAAAAAGACCATGAATACTGAGATTTTATTAAATGGTCTGATTCTTCTGTAGAGGGCATGGTTGCCAGTTATGAGAAACGTAAAAAAATAAATGATGTATGTATTGAACAAGAAAAAACTAATGCTCTTGAAAAATTAACATCAAGAGAACGTAAATTGTTAGGATTATAAAAAAGGAGAAAAATGAAACGTATAATTATTACTTTAATGTTGGTTGTTAGTATGTGTTCAGTAGCTTTTGCTGGTGGAACTGAAACTGTAATGGTTCCTTCTGATTGTAAAACTATTCAGAGTGCCACTTATTCTTCTGGTGGTGGTAAAAAAATCATTGTATATGCCAAGGTTCATTGTGTTATGAAAGATGGTACTGATGCTCTTTTCCTTGCGAGTAAGGCAAGTGCTTCAGGAATGTTTGGTTTTGGTCGATTTACGTTGCCGGATAGAATTAATATTATTCGTTCTGACAGTTTAAAAAATAAAGCTGTATGGAGATAATTGATCATGGATGATAATACTATGAATAAAAAACTTCTGGAAATGTATAAGAATAATCCAGAATTTTTTTATAAGAAGATGATTGATACTCTTACTGAAATGAATCTTGAATATCAAATTGAAATATTTTTATTGTTAGAAGTTGTAATAAAAATTATTTCTGATGAAAAGTTTACTGAACAGGATGATATTTCTGCTGGTATGCTTGTAGAAAAAATAATGAAAAATCATGATTTGAAGAATGTTGAAGAATTGATTAAAAAACGACAAATATCAATTGATGCTATGACAGTAAGAACATTAGCTGGTTTGGTGCCATTAGGAGGGGTACAGTAATGAGTAAAAAGAAAGTGTTGTTGTATGATCAAATAAAAGAAGATTTGAATATTTTCCGAAAAAATAGAGATCAAAAATCTCTTGATGCTTTGCGAGTAGTTCTTGGTGAATTGCAACGAAATCCTAATAAAGATTATTCGGATGAATCTGTAATGAAGCAAATAAAATCTATTCGGAAAATTACTCTCAAAAATTCAAAACCAGATTATTTGATAGTTTCTATAATTGATCATTATATACCTGAACCAGTTGCTACACAAGAAATACGAGATTGGCTTTCTTCTAATGGTTATGACAAAGATAAAATTTTATCTTTACCAAAACCATTTATTTTGATCGGTATAGTTAAAAAATCATTTGATGGTAGAGAAGTTGATGGTAATGTAATAAAAGATGTTATCGAAGAGATTTTGAATGATGTTGATGGTTTTGTGGAAGAAATCAAAAATATAGATAGTTATCTTGATGTAATGACAAGGAAAAATATTTAATGCCTGAAAATATTATTTTTAAGTTAAATCTTTCACCCGGAGATACAGTGGTTGCAACTTCTGCTATTCGGGATTTACATTTAGCTTATCCTAATAAATTTAGAACAGGGTATAAAGGAACGGCATCATACTTGCTTAAATATAATCCATATATTTCTGATTTTGGTATAAGAGAAATGCGGACTATAAAAGAGATTCGATTACGATATCCTCTTATCGGAAAATCTAATAGATCATCATATCATTTTATTCATGGATTTAGAAAACATTTAGAAAATGTTTTTGATTTGGATATTCCTGCTACTCAGATGAAAGGTGATATTTATATATCGGAAGACGAAAAAAACAACCCAATAATTGATGGTGATTATTGGGTTGTTTTTGCTGGTGGTAAATATGATTTTACAGCTAAATGGTGGAATCCTTTATTTTATCAAGAAGTTGTGGATTATTTTAAAGGGAAAATAAAATTTGTACAAACTGGATTAGATAAACATTTTCATCCTAAATTAAGTGGTGTTATTGATATGATAGGGAAATGTAAAGATCGGGATATAATAAATTTGATATATCATTCAGTTGGCGTAATTACTCCTGTTTCTTTTGGGATGCATCTTGCTTCTGCTATACCAAGTAATAAGATGAAAAATAGAGCATGTGTTGTTATTGCTGGTGGTCGAGAACCTGTACAATGGGAAATGTATCCATGGCATAAATTTCTTCATTCTGTTGGTACTATGAATTGTTGTGCTCATGGTGGTTGTTGGAAATCAAGATGTCAACAAGTAAATGATAATGATAAGAAAGATTTTAAACGTAATATATGTAAGTTTCCTGTAGAGATAATAACTGGCATGGACGATTGTAAATATAATCCATTACACATTCCAAAATGTATGTATGATATTAAACCATCTAATGTTATTCATGCGGTAGAATCTTGGTATAATGGAGGCGTATTGACATATGAGTTATGATATACAAATACGAGTTTCTTCATTAAAGAGGTCAGGGACTCATGCTATAATTAATTGGATTGCATCTCTATATAATCCAAGTAGAATTATGTTTGTAAATGATCGTATGTTAGGTTATAATCCTCTTACAAAAATGCGAAATAAATTAATAATAGGTAAATCTGGTTATATGACTGATCCATTACCTTGTTTAAATAATATTAATAACTATAATCAAGATGTGTTAATTTTTAATAGAGAAGATGAATATCTTACTGATGTTAGAGATTCTTTATCGGCAAGACAACAACATGAATGGTTTGGGACATATAATAAAATATATGATGTTATTATTTTAAGAGATGCTTTAAATTGTTTTGCTGGTAAATGGATTTTTGATAAAGAAAAAATGCCTAATTATACACCAAATATTCATTCAAAAACTGGTAGATTAAAAATTGTAAGTATTTGGAAAGAATATGCGAAAGAAATAATGGGATTTTCTGATATATTACCTTTTAAAAAAATACCAATTAATTATAATTTATGGTGTATTAGTACTTTGTATAGAACTTTAGTTGCTGGTATGTTTTATGATATCGATAATGAGATTGGAATTATAAATCAGGTTCCGGGATATGGATGGGGAAGTTCTTTTGATAGTAATAAATCCTTGCGTAAAGATTTAAAATGTGGTAATATTGATAAACGAGTATTTATGACAAGATATAAACATTTTTATGGTGATTTATCTTTTCAACAATTTTATTTGGATGAGGAATTAATGGAATTGTCAAAAATATTATTTAATATGGAGTATTGATGTACACTTTTGTTAGAAAACATGGCAATCAAATTTTCGTTCGAGAAACTGGTCAAAAAGTTAAACGTGTGAGTAAATATGATTTTGAGGTTTTTTTTGAGAAAGATAATGGAAGATTTAAATCTATTGATGGAAAAAATCTTGATATTATTACTCTTCCTACATTAAAACAAGCAAATAAATATGTTGATACTGCTATTAAAACTAAAGCAATGTCATTATATGGTGCTAAAAATTTTGGTTATTATTATATACGAGAACAATATAAAGGGCTTACTCCTGCGTTGGTAGAAGACCTTTACATTGCGAATATAGATATTGAAACTGGTCGGGATGAAAAAGGATATTCTGATCCTGAAGAGGCTCGTTGCCCGATTACTTCAATTACACTTGAAGATATCAATACTAATTCGTATCGTATTTGGGGTTGGGGTGATGGTGTATATTCATTAAAGTTGAGTGAAATTGATGTTTCAAAACGATACGAACATTTTAATAGTGAAGCTGAAATGTTGTTTGATTACATTTCATATATGAGTATAAATCATCCTGATATTATTACTGGTTGGAATAGTAATCAATACGATATTCCATATATTATAAATCGTGCTCATATTTTGTTTAATGATGCTCAATCTCTTATTGATAGTATGTCTCCATTTGGCCGAGTATATGATCGTCAGGTAAAGGATGATTGGGGAAATTATCATACTCATTATGATATTGTTGGTGTTTCTCTTCTTGATTATATGGATTTATTTAAAAAATTTACGTTCAAGACACCTGAAAATTATAAATTGGATACGATTGCTCATATGATTTTGGGAGATCGTAAATTGAGTTATGGTGAATATAAAAACTTACAGGATTTAAGAGATCGTAATTATCAGAGGTTTATTGATTATAATATCAAAGATGTTATGATTGTTCATAGACTTGATGATAAATTGAAATTGTTTGATTTGGTTCTTTCGGTTGCTTATAAGGCAGGAATTAATTATACTGATGTAGTTTCGCCTGTTACAACATGGGACGTTCTTATTTATAATGTTTTGATGGATGAGGGGGTTGTTCCACCTATGACTATGCGTGAAAGCTATGGTGGAAAATATATTGGAGCTTTTGTAAAAGAACCTATTCCCGGTAAATATAAATGGGTTGTATCATGTGATTTGAATTCACTTTATCCTCATTTACAAATGGGATATAATATTTCACCAGAAAAACGTTTGACTGACGATGAATTGCCAGATGAGTTATATGAAATGAGATTACAATTAGGTGGTGCTGTTAATGGTATTCAAAAATTACTTAATGAAAATATAGATACTTCAGTTTTACAGAAATATAAAGTGTGTGTTACTCCAAATGGACAATTTTATAAAACTGATGATGATGGTTTTATTCCTGTAATTTTAGAAAGATTATACAGTGAGCGTAAGGCTGTTAAACGGTCTATGCTTGATGATAAACAAAAAATGGAAGATGATTCAGGTCTTGATTTAGGTAATCAAATTGCCGCTAAGAATACTCTTCAAATGGCTCTTAAAATTTTGATGAATTCCGAATATGGGGCCATGGCAAATCAATATTTTCGTTACTTTGATTTAAAGAATGCTGAAGCTGTAACTTCTTCAGGTCAATTGGCTATTTTATGGGTAGCAAAGCATCTTAACATTTTTTTGAACAGAATAATTGGGAGTGATGATGTTGATTACATTATTGCTATTGATACTGATTCTGTTTATTTAAATCTTGAGGCTCTTGTTGATAAATTTGTTAAAGGTAATCCTGATACTGGTCGAATTGTTGATATTTTAGATGGATGGGCAAAAACTATATTAGAACCTGAAATTAACAGAATTTATGAAAATTTAGCAGAATATACAAATGCTCATAAACAAAAAATGGTAATGGCAAGAGAGGTAATTGCTGATACTGGATTTTGGACAGGTAAAAAACGTTATGCTTTAAATGTTCATGATAGTGAGGGAGTACGTTTTGCTGAACCACATGCTAAAATTATGGGGTTGGAGTGTGTACGGTCTTCTACTCCTGAAATTGTGCGTGGTATGATTAAAGATTGTATTGAGATTATTCTTCGTGATGATGAAGAAGTTTTTCAGCGATATATTTTTAAAGCAGAAAAAACATTTTATAATTCTGATTATGATATAATTACATTTCCAAGAGGGGTCAATAATATTGAGAAATGGAATGATAATGGTACTCCAAGAAAAAGTTGTCCTATTCATGTTCGTGGGGCAATTGTGTATAATAAATTTATTGAAGACAATAATCTCGTAGAAGCAGAAAAGATTCATTCTGGTGATAAGATAAAATTTTGTTATCTAAAAACACCAAATATTTTTAAATCTCCTGTAATTTCTTATCCCCCCGGATTACCGGAAGAGGTGCATGTCGAAATTGAACAATACATTGATTATGGTAAACAATGGGAAGGAACATTTTATAAACCAATAAAAATGTATGCTGATAATGTCGATTGGGAGACAGAAAAGCGATATACAGTTTTCGATTAAGGAGAAAAAATGGCAGGAAGTAAGATTTTAAAAGGATTGATTAAGAAAATTAATAATCCATATGCAACAATAGCAATTGATGGTATTATTGGTGGTGATATCAAAAGTTATGTAAGTTCTGGTAGTTATATTTTAAATGCTTTGTTGTCTGGTAGTATATTTAGAGGTTTTGCTGGTGGTAAAGTAACGGCTCTTGCTGGAAAAAAAGGATCGGGCAAAACATTTATTTTATTCAAAACGGTACAAGAGTTTCTTGATAGTGATCCTAATAATTTGTTTATCCTTTTTGAATCAGAAGGTGCTGTTACACAAAATATGCTTCGAGAACGTGGTGTAGATATGGAACGTGTTCTTTGCGCTCCAATTATGACTGTTGAAGATTTGCGTAATCAGGCAATTGTTATTCTTGATCAATTTAAAGAAATGAAGGATAGACCAAATATCTTGATTGGTCTTGATTCTCTTGGTATGCTTTCTACCGAATTTGAGATTAAAACAGCAACAGAAAATACCAATAAAGCTGATATGGGTAAACGGGCGCAATTGATTAAATCAGTTTTTCGTACTATTACATTGAGACTTGGTATTATGGACATACCAATGATTATCACTAACCATACTTATTCTACCATGGATGCTTATAGTGCTGATCAAATGGGTGGTGGTACAGGTCTTGAATTTGCGGCTTCAACAATTATTTTTCTTGGTAAATCTGGTGAAAAAGATACTATCAAAGGTAAAAAAGTTTTGGTTGGAAATATTGTTAAATGTACAGTTCATAAGGGACGTTTAACAGTAGAAGGTTCAAAGGGTGATGTTTTGATTAATTTCAAAACTGGTCTTAACAAATATTATGGTCTTCTTGATCTTGCGCTTGAATATAAGTTGATGTATCGTTCTGGATCAAATTATTATCTTGGAAAAAAGAAAAATGATGAAAAACTTGTTGCTAAAAGTAAAAAAGAAGTGTATAATGATGCAAATAATATATTTAACGATTTGATGCTCAAAGCGTTAGATGAATTTGCTGGTGAAAAATATAAATACGGTTCTGCTCTTGCTGATGAAGAAGAGGTAGAAAAACAAACTTTGGAGGCATAATGTCAGATTATCAAAAAAAAGAAGTTGATTTTAATACAGAAAATGTTATTACTATTCGAGATGGTAAATGGGCTGGTGTTCAATATATAATCCGAAATATTAAATGTATTGATCCGACTCCTGAAGGAAATTGTATTTCATTTGAATATGATCTTATATCAGATTTGGGTAATGATCGAAATGAATTTGAATTGTGGTTTCATAATTATATTCAGAAATTTTTGAATGAAATTATGAGAGAATATATTAATAAGGATACTGATTAATGGCGGTTCTTCAAAGAAATGAAGAAATAATTCTAAACCAATTAATCCATAATTCTGAATATTTTAGAAAAGTTGTTCCTCACCTTAAAGATGATTATTTTGATGATCGGGTGGAAAGCATACTTTTTGGTGTAATAAAAAAACATGTTGAAAAATATAATTCGTTACCGACTCCTGATATAATATCAGTAATGGTTAATCAGATTGATGGTATTGCTGAAGATGATATTTCTACTATCAATCTATATATCAATGAGTTGTTGACAACACCTTCTGATTCTGAATACAATTATACATGGCTTTTGGATTTAACAGAAAGATTTTGTAAAGAAAAAGCTATGTATAATGCCGTTCTTGAATCAATGGGCATTATCAATGGAGATGACAAGAAACGGACTGTTGAAGGTATCCCGGATATAATGAAAGAGGCTTTAAAAGTCTCTTTTGATGAAAGTATCGGTCTTGATTATGATGATGCTGAAGAAAGGTGGCGGTTACAGCATGAAGAAGTTAATAAAATTCCTTTTGATATTGAAGCATTAAATATCATTACTAAAGGGGGTTTGGCAAATAAAACACTGAATTGTATTCTTGCTGGAACGGGTGTTGGTAAAACTATCTTCATGTGTCATTATGCGGCAAGTTCAATTGCTCAAGGGAAAAAAGTTTTATACATTACTCTTGAAATGTCAGAAGAGAAAATTGCTGGTCGTATTGATGCAAACTTGATGAATATTGATTTAGATGATGTTGAAAAATTATCTAAAAAGGATTTTATCAGTCGGTTCAAAAAGGTTTTAAATTTTGGTGGTTTTTTAGGAAAATTCTTCAAAAAAAGAAAACTTGGCAAACTGATTATAAAAGAGTATCCTACAAGTGGGGCAAATGTTACTCATTTTAGGAATCTGATTGATGAACTAAATATTAAGAAAGATTTTGTACCTGATGTAATTATAATTGATTATTTGAATATTTGTTTATCTTCAAGAGTAAATGCGTCTGTTGGATCATATACTTTTATCAAATCAATTGCTGAAGAATTGCGTGGATTAGGGGTTGAATATGATGTTCCAATTTTAACTGGTACACAAACAAATCGTGGTGGTTTTGATAGTTCTGATGTAGAAATGGCGGATACTGCTGAAAGTTTTGGCCTTCCTCATACTCTTGATCTTTATTTGGCTATTATGTCAAATGATGAATTAGAACAAATGGGTAGAGTTTTAGCAAAACAATTGAAGAATAGATATTCTGATGTTGCTAAAAATAGATATTTTACTATAGGACTTGATAAACCTAAAATGAGATTCTATCATATAGATGATTGGAATGCTGGTGTTAGTGAAGAAAGTAAGGAAGAAATGCCAAATCTTCCTAAAGAGGATATTCCATTATTTGATCAATCAACAGATAATAGAATGGTAAATGAAACTTATGTTAATAAGAAAAAATTTAGTGGGGTACAATTTTGATAATTCCAATAAAAAAAGAATATAAGTTGCCTGAAGTGCAATCTGATCTTACGCATGATGGTATAGTTTTGATGACAAAAAATATTAGTGCTAATTTTTTTTGTTATAATAAACGAAAAATGAATAATGATGAAGTTAATGAATGTGTCAAATGGTTTATTGATTACATGAATATTGAAAATGATCTTGATGTGGAGTGGAATCAAACATCATGAAAAAAATAAAAATAGTTAAAGTTTTTACTTGCTTTTTATTATTATCTATGTTATTATTAAACGGATGTTCAGATAAGACGATAACTTTATCTGAAGGATATGATTTTACTTCTTTTGGTAGTGGTATGGAAATATATACTGAACTTGTTGATCATACTATGAAATTGAGTGTTATAAATCGAAATAGTGGTTTCTATCAGATTTGGCTCGTTCATAAATATAATAGTAGGATAAAAAAGGGGAATGAAAAACAATTAGTTTATGAAGGTTCAAACTATAGTTATAATGTCAACATTATAATTCCTCAAGATAAAAATAAAGAAAAAATGGAACATGTTTTTATCATACGAATACTCAATAAAAACGGTGATCTTTTGTATAAGACACCGATATTAAATCTTAAAGAACAGGAGAAGTAAATGAAAAAAATTTTATGTACAGTGATGGCTCTGGCTTTTGTTGCCAGCGCAGGAATGGGAATGGCAGGAACACCGGATGAATTTTATGGTTCTGGTAATATAGGAATCAATTTTGCTACCGGAACTGATGTAGAAGATATTGATTTTGATGAGGGATGGCAGGGGTCTGTTGCTCTTGGTAATCGAATTCAGGAACATATTCGAGTTGAAGCAGAATATCAGTATTTGGATACTGACAATGACGTAGATGTCAATTCTATTATGGGTAATGGATACTATGATTTTGGAACGTGGGGAAATGTAACTCCATACGTTACAACTGGTATCGGTATTGCTTGGTTTAATGGTGAAGGTTTCGATTCTGATCATTCTATGGTTTGGAAACTCGGTGCTGGTGCTGATTATGCCGTTAATGATAAGTGGAGTGTAGGTGCTCGTTATACTTATTTTGATGCTATTGATGGCATTGATTATGATACAAATTTGGTCGGTGCTGTTGTAACAATGCGTTTTTAAAAATTGATTTTAAATCAATTTTTTACTTTGTATAAATATGGTTATACAAAGATTTTAGAGTGGTATTACAATGGTGTGATACCACACAATTTTAAATTTAAAAGAGGAATAAAAGTATGAAGAAAATTTTAAGTGCGATTGTGATTGGTGCTATGATCATGGGTTCTGGTGTAGCTATGGCTGATAGCTTTACTGCTGGTGGTGCTATGAATTATCAGGAACAGGCACAAACACTTGGTGGAGTTAATTATGGTGCTTTTGGTGGCACTTCCGTAATTGCTCAGGATCAAGCTGGTCTTGGTGCTTCTGCTGCAATACCCGGTTCTTTCGGTGCTGAAGGTCAGATTCAGGGTGAATCAACAAAGGTAACACTTTCAAATGGTTTTGCTACACATAACTATGATTCAACTGCCATTACACAGGGTAGCTCTGGAACTTCTCTTGGCCTTGCTGGTCATTATGAAATGCAGTCTGTAGATGGTGGAATTGCTACACTTGGTGATGCTAATGGAACAAATTCTATTTCTGGTTCCGCTATGGATATTAATCAAAATGTAGGTTCTGCCGCTCTTGGTATGTCTGGTGCCGAATCTGGTGCTTTTGCCGATTATCATTCTGATTACAAATACACTAATGCTGGTTCAACTTCTACCATCGTTCAAACTGGTTCTCAGGACTCTATAATGGTTTCCGGTTCTGGTTCAGAATTTGCTGGTGCGAGTTATGCTTCACTTGAGGCAACTCAAGTTGGTGGAACTGTTGCTACAAATGATGGTAATGGTACTTCAATGAGTGGTGCTGGTCTTGCCGCTGGTTCTATTACAACAAAGAATGATACTGCTGGTCTTGCTGTAGCTGGTTCTGCTGGCGTTCAGACTCAGACACATTCTTATGTTCAAACTGCTGATAATGGTGCCGGACAGACTCAGTTTGCCGCTGGAACTGTTTCTACTGGAAACGCAGTATTTGACGGAACTATGCCTACTCCATAAGTAGAATAAGTATTGTAGTTTTTTGATAATGAAGGGGATTGGGGGTTATCCTCATTCCCCTTTTTATTTTACATAGGAGAAGTAGAATGAAGAAATTAATGGTATTTTTTGTTATTATTGGAAGTATTTTTATTGGAATGAATTCTTATGGTGATGAATTTACAAATTCTGAAGTTACTAATAATCAAAGACAAGATCAAATGTCTAGTACTATTATGCTCGGAAATAGTGAATTTATGACTATTGGTTTTCAAATTCAAGAACAGTCTGGTAGTGGTAATGCTGATGTAAATAGTATGGCGAGTGACAGTCAGATTCAGAATGGTACATTAAATGAATCATCTTTAACTGCTTTTGGTGGTGGTATTGCTAATGGTGGTAGTTATCGTTATATAAATCAACAGAGTGCTATGACTATTCAAACTGATACTATCAGTGGTGTTGTTGGTGGAATGGGTGCTATAACTCAATCTATAGGTAATGCTATTTCAATTGCTGGTGGTAATCTTGAATATGGTGATTGGAATATGTCTAATAACGCAAATTCTGAAACAAAACCTGTATCCATTAATATTGATGGATGCTTAAATTATTAAGGGGAAAAAATGAAAAAAATTGTAAGTATTTTAATTGCTTGTTCAATGTTATTTTGTGGTGGTATTGCGTTTGCTGATTCTGCTTCAGATGCTATTGCTCAACAGGAACAGGGACAAGTACAAGGACAGGGACAATCTCAAAATCAAGTGGCAAGTGGTAATGTAGCATTTAACAATTCGTTTAACGGTTCACAACCAATTCGTTATTTGCCTTCAGCATCAAGTGTGTCTTATCAGGGATTGAAACCTCAAATGTTCGCACGTCCACAAACAGATAAAGGTGAAAACTTCATTTCTGCTAACAGCCTTATTACTCTTATGGGTGCTTGGAATGTAAATGAAATTGAAGATGATGACCTTGATATTGATGATATTCAAATTGATGTTACTACTGTTGGACAGCTTGATGAAGATGAACGTCTTATGGCCGATGAGATTGCTGTTGTAAATTTCATGATTCAGGGTTCTGAAGATGAAAAAGCACTCAAGAAAAGTGGTGTAAAAACACTTGCTATCGGTACAATCAAATGTGATTCAGATGATATTAACTCTGCCGAATTGTTCATGGTTCTTGCTCAAAAAGCAAGAGATTTTGGTGCTACCAATGTTGTTCTTATTGGTGAAGGTGTAAAACTTGAACTTGAATCTGATGGATGGGGAATTGGACTCTCATATAACTATGCGGGTGTAAGTTCTGATGCGTCTGGTTATGGTCAGGTTGGTGCTGGTGGAACTGGTATTTCTGGTGGTTCTGCGAGTTATCACAAGATGCCTTACTTGATGTTCGCATTCAAGAAATAAGAAGAAGTATATAAAAGAAAAATGAAGGGTAGGAATTATGTTCCTACCCTTTTTTTATGCTTGACATTTACTCAATAAGGTATTATAATATGAATATAAGTTAATGATGAATTAATTAAAAGGAGATCGAAATGCGTGAAGATTGTGATGCTTGTATGGGTGATGCTTATAAAAACATGGTAAAAAATGTGAATGATAAATTTGGCAAAGATGCTAAATTTTGCCCGGTATGTGGTCGATGTCTTGAAAATCCTGACTATCATAAAACTGAACCAATAACTTATATAGATCGTTCTGATAGTGCGACTGAAGATGTTGAAGAATCACATCCTTCATTTGCTCAATTGTCTTTTCATCGTTATTCTGGTGGGCATAATAATCTGTATGGTTCTGCTATCAGGCACCAAGAATATATTGCTCTTCAGATTAAACGGTCTGTAAAACATATTTCTCCATATAGTGAATATTATTATGCTTATTCTGCTCCTTTGATTGAGGTGTTTATGTCACAGGCTCAATTTGCTGAAGCTATCACTACTATGAATATGGGCAGTGGGGTTCCGGTAACTCTTCATTCTCTTAAAGGTGAATTCTTTCCTAAATGTCCTGAATTTAATCAGGCTCAAAAGGCAAATAATGATCTTAATCAGAAAATGAATGAGTTCGCAGATAAAATTGCTCATGGTCAGAAACGGATCAATGAAATTCTTGGCAAGAAGGGAGCTATCAATAAGGGAGAACGAAAAGAAATTTCCAATATTTATAGTATGCTTATGCAAGATTTGCGGTCAAATCTTCCTTTCCTTCATGAATGTATGACTGAAGCCTTTGATAAGACTGCTATGAGTGCTAAAGCTGATATTGAAGCCTTTTACGTGAATGCTGTAAATCGGTTGGGGCTGGAAGCACTTGAAAGTAAAAAAGTCAATCTTATTGAAAATGATGACGATGTAATGGAGGCAGAGATTGTAGAATGAGGTGTAAAGATGTAGATGATGGAGCACCTATATTTTGCGAATTTTGTGGCGATTATGTAATTTATGTACAACGATGCGATAATTGTGGCATGGTTGTACATGAACAATGTATTGATATGGGGTTATGTCCATATTGCCATGAACTCGAACTTGATGAGGTGGATGAAGATGAGTGATGTTATAAAAGTTGTTGTTTTTGAATGTGAGCGTGGATGGGGAAAGAAAGTTGATGAGATTATAGAGTTTTCTTCTTTAAATAAAGCAGAAACATTTGTGAACGAATTCAACTCAAAAAATGATAAACCATATGTGCCGGATTGGTACATGTATGCAGAGGTAATAAAATGAAAATAGCATATGGAAGTGATTTCCATTTTGAATTTCATGATGAACAAAAGATGATTTCAATTATTGATTCATGGGTATTTGATATTGATACTGATTTACTTGTTATTGCTGGTGATTTAGATGTGAGTGCTAAACGTATTATGTACGCAATAAAAATTATTAATAACACTCACGATATTCCAATATTGTATGTTCCCGGTAATCATGATTATTATGGTTCTTCTTTTTATTTTGAGAATATGGATTTTCAAAAATTCGGTCTTCACGATGAAAGATATGATTTACTTATAAACGATTGTGTTAAGAAAGATAATATTACTTTCTGTGGGTGTATGGGTAATATTGATGGATCGTGGGAAGAAATTACTATGTGGAAGCATGGGGCTTTGAATGATTTTCATCAAATATCTGATTTTCATGATCATGTAATGTATGGTAAATCTGAATATAAGACACTTGATGAAAATATGAGTAAGACTGTTGGTAAGTTAATTGTAGTTACTCATACTATGCCTTCACCTGCTTGTGTATCAGAAAGATTTAAGGGTGATTATCTTAATCCATGTTTCGCAAATGATTGGTCTGATCTTATTTTAAATCATAGACCTATGATCTGGATATGTGGTCATACACATGATGAAATTGATATGTGGATTGACAATACTAAAGTAGTGGCTAATCCATATGGATACCCTCATGAAAATTTAAAATGGGAGTGGAAATATATTAATGCGTGATATAATAGAATTTCAAGGTGAACATAGATGGTTATCAAATTTTTGGCCGGTAGATATTGAGTATGAAGGAATTATATTTCCTTCTACTGAACATTTTTATCAAGCTATGAAATTTCCTGATGTGTATTGGGATCATTTTGCTACATGTAAACATCCAAAAAGAGAATCCAGAAATAAATCAGAATTATTTAATAATAAAACTTGGATTTTTCGTAGAGTTGGTGTAATGTTGGCGGCTCTTCGGATGAAGTTTCAGAATCCAGAATTGAGACAAAAGTTGATTGATACTGGTGATGCTCAATTGGTTGAAGGTAATTATTGGCATGATAATTTTTGGGGTAATTGTACCTGTGATAAGTGTAGTAAAATTGAGGGTAGAAATATACTCGGAAAACTTTTAATGTACGTTAGAGAGGAAATAAATGGCGAGAAATGTATTGATGACTCATTATGATTTAGACGGTGTTTGTTGTGATATTATTCTTTCTAATCTTTTTTCATTTGAAAAAAAGATTAAAACAGGGTATAATAGAATTGATGGATACGTTTCAAATGGTGATTTAATGTTTTACGATTCTTGTTTTGTTACTGATATCTCTTTAAAAAGAAATCAGTTACAATCTTTGACAAATGAATATAAACATAAGTTGTTTTATACTGATCATCATATTGTCACTAAAGACGAATTGGATGCTGTTAATATGGTTGATTCGACAATTTTGTTTAATGATAAAATGTCGGCTACTGCTGGAATCTTTCAATATTTTTTTTCCAAACGAAAAAATGTTGATAAAAGATTGTATAAATTGACAACATATGCTGATGCTTATGATATGTGGAGATATAAAACTCATCCATTTGAATTTAATGTTGGTCATGAATTGAATGTTTTGTTCTGGCATTTTAAATATGATTATTTTTTCAATAGATTTAAAAATGGGTATGTTCCTTATACGGATGAAGAAGAAGAAGTTCTTGATGTGTATTATGATACCAGAAAAAAGGCTATTGACGAAAGTGAAAATGCTGAAATAGGTGATAATTCGATTGTTTATATTGGAGTTGATCAAGCGTATATTAATGAATTTTCATTGATGAATCAAGGATATGATGCATATTATATGATTTATGTTGATGGAACTGGTTCGCTTCGTTTATCTGTAAGAACTGATAGAGATGATGCAAATTTTGGTGAACATATAAAAGGAGTAGAACCACTTTTTGATTCGATTATAAATGGTGGTGGTCATAAACAAGCCGCAGGATTGACTTTTAAGCCGGGTACAGAACTTAATAAAGTATTTGATGTTGTTGAATATCTAAATTATCTTGACGAAAAGAAAGAAATACCATATAATCTTTCTGATATTCCATTTTAGGTGATATTATGATAAAATTAAATAAAAATCAAAGAAAATTCTTTTCTGCCGCTGTTTCACATTTTGGAACTAAATCAGTTGATGTTCGTTTGATCGAACTTCGTGATTTTGCTAATGATAAAGGATTGATTGTTCCTACCAGTGCTTTAAAGAAGTATTGTCAAAAAGAAGGACAAACACGAGGTCATTATGATCTTACTTTAACCGGATTTAAAATTCCACCACCACCACCTTTAAAAGACTCATTAAAAGGGTTCAAAACTGGTGATGACGAAAAGGGAATAATTCGAGAAATGTCAGTTTTTGCGGCAACTGATAAAAAACCAAAAACGAAATTAAAACCAGCAAAAAAGAAAGCAAAACCATATTGTAAAAATCCGGTGTATCTTCTTATTGATAATGAACATTCTACAAGGTCAGTACATCGAACTGTTGCCGGGGCATATAATGATGTTTGGATGATTTTTCATAGTGATAATGATAAAACAAAAGAACAGGTATTAGAAGAAGTTCATCAAACTGGTCATTCGTATATGAATAGCACCAATTGTAATTTATGGTGCTATATTGTTGAGGTAGAATTGAAAATATAATATAGAAAGTGGAGCGTCTGTATTATTTTTAGGGAATAGGTATAATACTTATTCCCTTTTTTTGTTCTTATAAATATTAGTATAAAAATTTACTCTTATGGTGATAAAAATGGCAGAAACTTTTGATAAATTTATCTATCTTCATGAAAAACGAATGATGACGAAAGATGTTGATAAATTAGAAAACCTCATGGTGTCAGTTACAAATAGAGCTTCTTCAGCTTTAGGACGATTGGGTGGTAAAGAATTGGATCAAGCAATTAAAAAATTAACAGATAGTTTAGAAGGTTTTCAAAATGTACTTGCTAAACACGAAATGTACGATAAATTTTAATGAAGACTTTTAGACGTTTTTTAACAGAGGGTGGTTCATTTGGACACCTTAATCATCCATATGATTTAGATCATCTTAAATTTTCTGATTTAGGAAAGATTATCAATCAGGCATTATCTGGTACTCTTTCTTATGCTCAAGTGAAAACTGATGCGGTAAATCTTATGTTTTCTTATAAGAATGGGAAAGTAATTGCATCCAGAAATAAATCTCATTTAAAGAATTTTGGAGAAAATGCTATGGATATGTCGGGTATAGCTTCAAAATTTAAAGGTCGTGATATAGGAATAGCATATACAAAAGCTATGGTTGATTTACAAAAAGGTCTTGATCAACTTTCTGATGCTCAAAAGAATAAAATTTTTGGTGAAGGAAAACGATGGATGTCTATTGAGGTAATGTCCCCTCAATCAAGAAATATTATTAATTATGGTGATGATTTTTATGAATTGAGATTACACGGAACACTTGAGGTAAATGAAAAGGGAGAAATTATATCACAAGTAAATAAAGAAGCCGCTCGAACTCTTGAAGGTATGCTTAAACAAAGAAATGCTAATAGACAAAAAACATATACCATTAAAGATTTAACAAAAGCAGACCTTCCAAAAATTCCAGATATTACAGCTATGCGTAAAAAATATTATGGTGATTTGGTAAAAATTATGCGTTCTGTTGGAGCAAAATCGAATGATACGATTTATTCATATAAAGAGAAAAAGGTAAACGCAATTCTTGATAAACTTGAATCTGATTACAAAACTGAAATTCCTATTGATGTAAAAAATTCAATTAAAGATCGTTGGATAAATGGAAATAAATCAAATAAAATTATAACTATTGTCAAATTGCTTCCTGATCCTTTGAAGAAACCATTTAAGGCAATGGATAAAAATGTTAATAAAATAATGGGAGAAATTTCTGATCCGTTTAGAGAATTGTTTTTAAAACTTGGTGCTGATGTGTTACTTCATATGACAAGTTTTATGGTTCATAATCCAGATAAAACAGTTCAGGGTATTAAGAAAAAAATTGAGTCAGCCGCAAAAGCAATTAAATCTTCTGGCAGACCTGAATTGATAGACAAACTTAATCAAGAAATGAGACGTTTTCAATCTGCTGGTGGGATGAATTCAATTATACCAGAAGAAGGAGTTACATTCTTTTATAAAGATAGTAGTGGTAAATCAAATTTTATGAAATTGACAGGTACTTTTGCTCCAATTAATCAAATAATTAACCTTCAATGGAGATTGTAATGAATTTTTTTAAATTTTGGGAAATGCTTGTTGAAGCATTTACTATTCCAAAACGTGATGATTCTGCTAAGAATGTATCTGTATTTATTGGTAGATTACAGCCACCACATATAGGACATGAGGCTATAATTAAGAGTATGAAAAATAATCCAATAATTGTTATTGTTAAAGGAACAAAATCAAGTGTTGATAAATCAAGAAATCCTTTTGATGCTAAATATCAAACAGCTCTTCTTAAAAAAATAAATTCAAAAGCTAAAATTATTGTTGCTAAAAGTGGATATTTACCAGAAATATTTGCTGATCTTCGTAAACAGGGTATGGAAGTAAAAGAGTTTTTTGCTGGTGATGATCGTTTGAATAGTTATAAATCTCAATTTAAACGATTAAAACTTGAAGATGATGAATCATGGAATATAAAGTGGAATTTGACACCACGGCTTGCTTCAGCAACAGCGGTTAGAAATTCATTAAAAAATGGTGATGAAGCGGCATTTAAAAAAATCATGCCAAAATCTCTTCATGGTGAATATAAAAAAATGAAAGGAATAATGGATAAAGTATGAAAACGTATCAAGATTTTCTTACAGAATTAACAATAGCACAGGCAAATATATTTGGTGCTGAAGCTCATGCAGGACAAGTGCGAAAATCTTCAGGTGAACCATATTTCACTCATCCAACAGCCGTTTTTAATCTTTTGAAAAAAATTGGTGTTAATGATCGGAACGTGCTTGTCTCTGCATTATTACATGATACGATAGAAGATTCACCTGCAACACAAAATGTATTAAAGAGAAAATTTAATAAGGATGTTGCCAGAATCGTAAAAGGATTATCCAGTTCTAAGAAAGGTATTGCAAAACATGGAAAACCAAAATATCTTGCTCATAAAATGATAAAGATGGATAATGGAGTTCTGGATATAAAACTTGCTGATAGATGGCATAATCTTCAGGATATGGGAGATATGTCAAGAGAAAAGGCAAAGGCGTATCTTTTACAGACAAAATATATTATTGAAGAATTAAGAGCAAATAGAAATCTCACTTCTACACAGAAAAAGTTAATCCGAAAGATCGAAAAGACGATAAATAAATTCAAGGATATAATAGATGAAAACATATAAACAATTTCTAAACGAAGATCAAAAAGAACTCAAAAATATAGTTGATGTTATTTCTTCTGAATGGAAAGGTAGTATCAAAAGAAAGAAATTGAAAAAACTTGGTTATTCTGACGAAGAGATTGATTTCATTGAAATGGTATATAGAGATGTTGTAAAAAAATATACAAGAAGTCAGGATAAAGAATATAATTTTTCAAATTATAAAAGAAATTTTGGTCATATTGGTATGTATATTCATATATCACATGCTGGTCTTTATAACGCTCTTGTAAAAAAATTTGATAAATTATATGGAAAATAAATGAAATCTTATGTTCAATTACTAACAGAACTTCGTACAGTAACTAAACAAGATTTGAATAAACTTGAATCAATATTAGATTCTCTTTTTAGTTCATGTGGAATTGATATTAAATTTACTAAACATTTTCTTGATAGAGTAAATAACGCAAGAAACAAAAGACAGATTACTGTACCAGAACTGTCAAAAATTTTTAGGGGAGCGTATATCCGGTATTGTGATGATTTTTCGCATATGAAAAATGTAGAGGCTATTTTACATGATCTAAATACTGATATAAACATACCATTTGTATTAAAGTGGAATCAAAAGGAGAAAATTCTGGATTTAATAACAAAAACTATTATGCGGAAAAAGGGGTTTAAGTCCAGTAATAAAAAGTTTAATGTATGACATAAAATTAACTGAAGAAAATTATATTGCTTATTGTATGAAATTTTATGACAATAATCAATGTAATACAATAGAGGAATTTGAACAAGATTTATACAGGTTGATTTGTATCAAAAAAATAATAGATAGATATATTGCTTCAGGAAAAGTAAATATTAGGCTATTATTGAATCACATTATAGTATTACATAATGCGTTTGATATTATTGTACCTGAATTGTTAAGAGTAAAATTGCCCGAACATCATTTGCCAGTTGTAAAGCCTATACTGGTATATTTGAAATATATGGAATCTGATACATGGGTAAATGTTATTTCAGATTCAAACATTTTTAATCAACTAAGGATTATCTAATGAAAGAAGAAGTTACAAATTCTGTAGCTGGAATAGAAGGTAAAGAAGAACCTTTGAATAAAAAGAAAATGGCAAAACGTAAAAAGAAGGGGGATTGCCCGATGAAAGAAAGATATAAAAAAACAAGATATGCTGGTCAGGATTGGGACGGAACAGGCGCAACATATGTTGTTGGTAAAATTACTAAAGCTAAAAAAGCTGGTAAATCAAGTACACCAAAACGAGATAAGGGAAAACCTTCAAAAGAATCTCAAGATACTAAAGGTAATGGTAACGTAAAAGAATATTACGTTTCTCCTGAAGGATTTGTTCTTTTTGCTGAAGCTGGTGTTCTTCGTTCCGTGATGCGTAATAAAAATGGTAGAATGGTAAAAGTGAGAATTCATAAGAAAGCTCATAAAGGTGCCGCTGACGTTACTACTGGTGGTAAAAAACGTACAAAATCATCTATCAGAAAGAATATATTGAAGATGGGTGGTATAAGTAAAATGAAAAAGAAATCACGGATATTGAAAAAGACTTTGAAAAAAGGTAAATCCAGAAGAGCGGTTGGAGCTAAAAAAGTATCCCGTATTAACATTTCAAAACATTTGAAATAATTCTTGACAAAATAATTCAAATCAGTTATACTTTTGTATGGCTGATTTGAATCTTGAACGAACATATATTATACAAATTTCTTCTCAATTATCACAATTCGAGAAAAAACGTAAAGATTTGTGGAATTGTCGTTGTCCCATTTGTGGTGATAGTAAAACAAATCCCTATAAAAAAAGATTCTATATTTTTCCCCATGAAGGAGCATATTGGACAAAATGCCATAATTGTTCTTATTCACAGCCATTCAAAAGTTTTCTAAAAAATTTTGACAATAGTGCTTATAAACAGTATATACTTGATGAATTAGAAGGTAAAGGGAAAGGTCTTAAAGATCGGTTCAATCCATCTTATTTAAAAAAGAAAATAAAAAAGAAAGTTAAAGTTAAAGGATTTTCATATGATTCTTTAATTAATTTTGAAGATTTATCTTTAGAACATCCAGCGAGAATATACGTTTCTAATCGTAAAATACCTTTTGATAGAATATTTTATTGCCCCGATTTCTCTTCTTTTATCAATATACTTCATGTTGATCATTATAAAATTAGTTATAAAAATTCTCATGAACCAAGAATAATTATTCCTTTTTATAGAGAAGATGGTCTTTCAACAGTTTTTCAAGCAAGAGCATTTTCAAGTAAAGAAGGATTACGATATATTACAATCAAAGAACATGAACAAGAACTAAAAATTTATGGTTTAGATCGAGTTGATTATAATAAAACAGTTTTTATTTTAGAAGGCCCGATTGATTCTATGATGATTCCAAATGCGATTTCAATGAGTGGCATATCAGCTTTTCTTCCTGAAGGACTTCGTGATGTAATTTTTGTATTTGATAATGAACCAAGAAAATATGATGTTGTAAAAAGTATGAAAAAAAGATTACTTTCTGGTGAAAAAGTAGTTATTTTGCCAGAAAGAATTAAATATAATGATTTGAATGATATGATCGTAAATGGGAATATGACTTCTGAAAAAGTTCTTGACATTCTTATGGATAATGTGTATAATGGCAGTATTGGTATTATGAGATTAAATAAATGGATGAGGTGCTAAAATGCGTATTGGTCAAGATGTGAGTATTCAAGTTTGTCGTGATGAAGGTTATATGGTGATGGACTATCCGGTTCATGAATTGAGAAAAGAACCTCATGAAACTGATTGTCGATTTACAAAATCGTGGCCTGATTATGCTCGTGAAGAAGTAATTGGTAAAAAGATCATTTATCTTGATGTATATCTTAATTGGGATGATCTTTGGGAAATGTATCAAGAACATAAAGAAGGTATTGATTCTTTTGTTGGTGATTCTTACAATTATGATGATTGTGTAGAACCATATAAATTGTTGAATCTTGCCAGTGATATTGATGCTTATTGTGGACTTATTTAAATTTAAAGGAGAAATATTATGGATTATACAAGAGCTTCGATTGTTAATGCATTTGATGTTTTTAATGTGTTATTGATTGATTTTGTAAAAGCTGATGGAACAGAACGGTCTATGGTTTGTACTAGAAATTTTGATATTATTCCAAAAGATGATCATCCAAAAAGTTCAAATAAAGATAAACCAGTAAATGAAGAAGTAGTTGTGGTTTATGATTTGGAAGTCAAGGGATGGCGTTCGTTTCGTGTTGATTCTGTTATCAATGTTGTATTTGATTATTCATTGGTAGAAGAATACGACCACTGATTTTAAATGTATATATAATAATACGGGAATGGAATCTCCATTCCCATTTTTTTACAAAGGAGAAAAAATGACAAAAGCAGAACTTCTTAAAAAGTTAGTAGATATTCCTGATAATGCTAAAATATTTGTTTTGGCTGATCATGGACAAGTAGATTATGTTGCTATTGATGTATCAACTACAACTTTTGATGTAAGTGATATTCGATATTCATCTGAAGATATTGATTGGGAAGAAAATGATCCAAGTAAACCAATTACGGGTATTTTATTATCATGAAAATAAAAATGAGAGCTGAAGCTATTATTCTTGCTTGCGAACAGTATGAAACACGAAGAGAGGCTTTTAAATTGTCTATGGCACAAATAGCAGATTCAGAAGAGAGAATGTGGATGGATATTCGCAGAAATTTTCAGGATGAACTTTTCGATAATCTTAAACAGATGGCTTTATATGCTGAACAGTCTGAATATCCATATCTTATAATCAATGAAAAGGAATTTAACGAAATGGAAAAATATTTATGAAAATAATAGAACAAAACGGTATTATATGGGGCGAAACACCATATACAAAAGATGATGCTGTTTTATGGATTGAACGTGCCGGAAGAGTTTGTTATCGTTCAGATGACAAAATTGTTCCCGGTTCTGGTATTAAATTTGTTGGAAATATTATTAAACGAAAGCATTATTCAGTTATTGAACATTCAAATCTTGTAGTACGAACTATCGAAAAATCAAAATTTCCTTTCTCTACTATGATGTCTTTGAAAAAATATTTTGATTCACCTTTTTTAAAATTTGCTATAGAAAATGATTATGTTTATGTTGCTGGAAATTGGAGAGCGTGGATTGAATGGGCTGGTGAAAATGAATTTGAAGCCTCATTCGAGGATTTTCCAGAATGTTTGTTTGAGAATGATTCACTTATGGAAATAGTTACTGATAAGAATGATATTCCTAATTTGTTACGGGCTATTACAGTAGAGTTTGTTACAGATAGGGCTGTTACTCATGAATTGGTTCGGCATCGTCCTGTAAGCTATTCTCAAGAGTCTCAGAGGTATGTCAAATATGGTAGTATAATTTTTATAAAACCATATTGGTTTGATTCTGCTTCTGCATATAATCAACATTTATTTGAAGAATGTTGTCTTGACGCTGAAGAAGGATATTGTTTATTATTGGATAATGGTTTAAAAGCTGAAGAAGCTCGTGTTGTATTACCGAATGCTACAGCAACGAGAATTGTAGTAACAACGTATATTCCTGAATGGGAACATGTATTCAATTTGAGAACATCCAAAAGAGCATATCCTCAAATTCGCAAGTTACTCACACCTGTACGGGATGAGTTTATTTTGCGTGGATGGATATAATGACTGGCTGTAATGCTGATTTTATAATTGGTTTGTTCTTTTTGGTGTTGTGGTTGGTAGCATATATAATAGACAACTGGAAAAAATAATGGATATTTTTGAATTGATTGATTTGAAAGAAACTGAAGAACGATATTCAGTGCTTACTATTAATAGGAATGATTGTTATGATTATATTATGAATATTCATTATGCTAAAAGGTTTCCTCCTATTAGTTATGCCTATGGGTTGTTTGAATATGGTAAATTAGTAGGGATTATTACGTATGGATGTCCTGTAAGTTCAACCTTACGTGTTGGGGTATGTGGTAAAGAATATAAAGATAATGTGCTAGAATTGAATAGATTGTGTTTGCTCAACAATAAAAAGAATGAAGCTAGTATTTTAGTCGGTAGAAGTCTTAAAATGTTACCCGATGATAAAATTATAGTTTCATATGCTGATCCGTCACATGGTCATATTGGGTACGTATATCAGGCAACTAATTTTTTATATTGTGGGTTGTCGCCTAAAAGAAGTGATTGGTGTATAAAAGGAAAAGAGCATTTACATCATGCTACTGTTGTTGATGAATTTAGAGGAAAAAGCAACAGGTCTGAATTAATGCGTGAAAAATATGGTAATGATTTCTATTCTAAGCCAAGAGTACGAAAACATCGTTATGTACAATTTACAGGAAATAAGAGATTTAAAAAGAAGGCTCGAAAATCATTATTATATGGTATAGAGCCATATCCGAAGGAGAAAGATATTGATAGAAATAAAAAAGAGTAAAACTGCTGATTCACGAACTTGTGATTTTTCAAAGGTAACGAAAGATACTTTATTGGCAAGTAGTAAACAGCATGTAGAGGACGTTTCAAAAGGAATGTCCTTTTTCATTGGTAAAATGGAAGAAGCCATTAAAAATCATGATCATGATAAGTTTACTGGTATAGATCAATTTCATAGTGATTTTGTTGGTGGTTGGAAAGATACTACATGGTTTGATAACCATTTAAAGGTGAACAGACATCATTTATTAACACCTGAAGGGGTGCCAAGTGATGTAAATTTAGTTGATGTAATTGAAATGGTTGTTGATTGTGTAATGGCTGGTATGGGGAGATCGGGAAGTGTATATGATCTGGATATAAAACCAGAAGTATTGATGAAAGCGTTTAAAAACACTGTCGAAATGTTAAAGGAAGAAGTTGTTGTAGAGAACACTAAGGAGTAAAGATGGCGTGTTTTGAAACAGATTTACAAAAATATATCCATATCTCAAAATATGCGAGATGGATGGAAACAGAAAATAGAAGGGAAACATGGGAAGAATCAGTTGATAGATTTATAGATTTTTGGAAAAGTCAAACTTGGGGTGGGCCGGGTATCAATGATGCTATGATTGAACCTGAAATTCTTGATGATATTCAGCAAGCTATATTGGACTGTGATATCATGCCTTCAATGCGTGGAATGATGGTTGCTGGAAAGGCTCTTGACCGTGATAATATTGCTCAGTATAATTGTACAGCAAGTGCTATTATTCATCCAGCTATTTTTTCTGAAGCATTTTATATTTTAATGAATGGTTGTGGATTTGGTTTTTCTGCTGAAAGGCAATATATAAATCAGTTACCAGAAATTGCTGAAGAATTATATTCAACAGAAACTACTCTTATAATTCGTGATTCAAAAATTGGTTGGGCTACTGGACTGAAGGAACTTATTTCTATGCTTTATAATGGGCAAATACCTAAATGGGATTTGTCTAAGGTGCGTCCTGCTGGTGCTCGTTTAAAAACATTTGGTGGCAGAGCTTCAGGGCCAGACCCTCTTGATCGTCTTTTTCATCATACTGTAGCATTATTTAAGAATGCGGCTGGTCGAAAATTGACTTCTATTGAATGTCATGATTTGATGTGTTATATTGCTGACACAGTAATTGTTGGTTCTGTTCGTAGGGCCGCTCTTATTTCATTGTCGAATCTTACTGATGATCGTATGCGTAGAGCAAAAGATGGTCAGTGGTGGATGATTGCCCCCCATAGAGCACTTGCAAATAACTCTGTTGCTTATACAGAAAAACCTGATCTTGATTCATTTTCAAAAGAATGGCGAACACTTTATAAGAGTAAATCAGGCGAAAGAGGTATTTGGAATAAAGAAGGTGCAAAAAAGATTGCTATTGCTCGTGGTAGAGAGCATGATGGTGATTATATTCCTAATCCATGTGGTGAAGTATCTATTCGTGATACTGGTGGTGTTTGTAATCTTACAGAGGTTATAATTCGTCCTACTGATACTTTTGATGATATAATACGAAAAATTCGTCTTGCTACTATAATGGGGACAATTCAAGCAACTTTAACAAATTTTCGTTTTTTGAGAAAGATTTGGAAGAAAAATGCCGAAGAAGAACGATTATTAGGTGTTTCTCTTACTGGAATAATGGATCATCCTATTTTTAATGGTCGTGCAAATAAAGATGATTATCATGAATGGTCTAATGGTAAATCTACCTGCCTTGAAGAATTATTGAAATATTTTCATGATTATGCTCATGAAGTAAATAAAGAATGGGCTAAAGAATTATGTATTGAACCTACAGGTCATGTATGTGTTGTAAAACCTTCAGGAACAGTTTCTATTCTTACTGGTACTTCTTCTGGTATTCATCCAAGATACGGAAAATATTATATTAGAAGAGTAAGAAATGATAAGAAAGACCCATTATCAAAATTAATGATTGATGAGGGCGTTCCTTATGTTGATGAAGGTGATAAATATGTATTTTCATTTTATGTGAAATCTCCTGATCATGCGATTATTCAGAAAAATATTGGAGCAATGCGACAGTTAAAAATTTGGAAAATATATAAGGAAAATTGGTGTGACGGTAATCCTTCTCAGACTATTTATTATACTGATGATGATTATTTTGCTATTGCAGATTGGTTGTGGAAACATTGGGATGTTGTCGGTGGGTTATCTTTCTTTCCTTACACTGATGCTTCGGAAGGTGTGTATAAAAATGCCCCTCTTGAAGAAATAACAAAAGGTCAATATTCAGAAGGAATTAAAAATTTTCCTGAAAGTATAAATTGGGATCGTCTTCGAGAATTCGAGATAGTAGATACTACTGAATCTGCTCAAACACTTGCTTGTGCTGGTGGAAACTGTACATTATAAATACTGTTAAAACTTAGAGGTATAAATAATAATGACAGGAGAAAAGGTAGAAATATATTGTCCAAATTGTGAGGCTGATTTTTTCATTATTCACAATTTGGACAAACCATATAGAATCGAATTTTGTTCATTTTGTGGAGAAGAAGTTGTTGATGATGAAGATATGAACGCAGAAGATTGGGACGAAGATGAAATTTAAAGAATTTATCGGTAAATTAAAAGCTGGAATACGAAAAGCAGACGATGCTATTTATGGCGATTTGTATGCTTTATCAACAGGTGATATTACACAAGCTGAATATGACAAACGACAAAAAGCTAAAGTGCAGAAGAAGATCAAAAAGAAAACGGAAAAAAAATAATGCTAAACTTGATGTAAAATATAAAGGTTTAGAAAATGCTAAAAAGATGGGAAATAAAATGCGAGAAATCGCAAAAGAATATCCCGCTCTTTGGTTGGAAAAAGGTCATATTCGGTATAATACTGTTTATGGTAATAAGATGAGATTTCATATTAAACAATGTGTGATGTCTGTTGAATGCCATAAAGATAAACGATGGAAACGTATATCATCTTATTCTTTGTGTAAAATGGATTTAGATCAATGGCGTAATGCTCTTGAATATATTTCTACTATTTATGCTTAAAATGTCCAGTTTTTTGTACAAAAAACTGGGCAAATCCTTGACAATTTTCTGTTAATGTTTATATTATATAATGTAAGGGGAGAAATCTTTAAAGATTAAATTTGATTGAGGTTTTATTATAATTTTTCTGACGGTTATTGTAATGAATGTGATTATGAGGAATATAACTAATGATTGTTAAATATATTAAAGATTTTTTTCCAGAAACCGATTGTGATGTTGAAGTTATGGTTATGGCGAAAAGTGAATATAAGAGATTTATGAAATCTCTTTATATTCCTGAACCTGATCCACGGGCAATGGCGGTTATAAGTCCGGTTTCAATTATCATTATTAATATTGATACACTTGAAGATGATCTTCTTTATATTGTTCTTGCTCACGAGTATGGTCATATCGTTGCTGGTGAAAAAGAGGAAGATGCTGATCGAGTTGCCCTTACTCTTCTTTCTGAAGAGGATTCCGAATATTTGAAAGCAAATTGGTATATTCGTCACGGACATGAATTTTCTGCTTGACAATATATCAAAATGTGGTTATAATATATAATGTAATTGAGTGATTGTTTTTAAATCTTAATATGGAGAAAAATTATGGAGCCGATGGAGAAGTATGTTTTACATACTAATGATGGTAACACTTACCGGGTAGAATTTGTTCATCCTCAGTTTGGTATTATGCCAATTCGTATTGAAGATTCCGAAAGTGGTGTGTTGTATGATGATTTGGATAAAATTGAAGATGATATTCTCAAATTATCATATGCCAAATATGTTTTTTGTTTTGTTCCTGATACTGATGATCCCGTTATTGTTCCTGAAAAAATCGTCAAAGAGTCTATTATTGCCATTCATAAAGTGAATGATTAACTTTATGTAACTTCTAAATGAGGTTTTTTATAATGAATAATGCTGATAAGAAAATAAAACTTCTTGATATTGCCGTTCGTCTTGGTGTAAAACTTGACCCATGGAATAATATAAAATGGGTTGGAAGTGAGGGACATACATATCGTTTAAAGATTACAAAAAACCTCATTCGTCTTGAGTCTTATAATGCTATTACAAAAAAATGGTTGAAGATTAAAAAATTCAATCTCAAAAAAACTCTTATTCCGTGGTGGGAAGATGTGTGTGTTGATGTTGCTAAATTTCAGGGAAGAATCTGATGAAAAAGTATATTATTGTTGCTGAAAATATGTGGTCAATTGCTCCGGCAAAACATCTTTGTTATTCACTTATTCCTCTGGTTGATGTCGATAATGTTTTGGAAAAAGCGTTTGAAGCAGAAAAAGATGCTATTCATTTTCGGGATCGGATTTGTGTTAAATATAATCTTCTTCGTGAAACTACTGTTGTAGAGGAAGTTGATGAAGAATCGTTGCGGTGTGTAAGTCATGAAATCTGTTGATGAAATAATCGAAGATATCAATAATATGAGTCGAATAGAAATGTGTAGATTATGGCGAAATGCACCATGCGGTCATCCATATTTTGATATAAGTTTACCATTCTATCATATATTTAAGGAACGGTTTGATCGGTTAGGTGGTTTTAATCCAGAAATAAGTAAAAAAATTGGTTGGGATGGTTGACAATCTCTGGATAGTGTTTATATTATATAATGTAAGGGGGGGAATTCCTCTCTCCCATTGAAAAAAGGATTTGTTATGAGTAAATTAAATGATCTGGTTATGCTTGAGGGTTTTGATGATGTTGAAGAACTGATGGAAGAAATCATGTTTGATTCCGTCAATCCCGGTATTTGTATGAATGATGGTTGTGATTATACAACTACTGTTGAGCCTGATTGTGATACTGGCTATTGTGAATTTTGTGGCACGAACACTGTAAAATCTGCCACTGAACTTATTCTTTTCTAATTGAGGTATATATTATGAGTCATTTTTATGGAAGTTGTCAGGGTAATCGTGGAGAAGCTACACGGGGCGGTTCAAAAGCCTCTGGATATGATACTATAGCCGCTTCATGGGAAGGTTCTGTAAAAACACGTCTCTGGTATAATGAGGACAAAGATGAAGATTGGTGTACGGTAAGTCTTGCTCCTTGGCATGGTGCCGGAACATATAAGACCTTGTATGAAGGCCCGGTTTCTGGTAATGGTGTTGAACGTGAACTCAACTCTTTGGTGAACGAATGAGCATTGAAAGTAAAAAACAGGAATTCAAGGAAGCATTTGATAAGTTTCTTGATATTGAATGGTATGAAGATAGTGGTGCTACACCTGATGAATGGATTCACCTGTTTTGTAAAGTGAATCAGGTCTTAAAACCGGGTGATGGACTGCTTTGGGGTGATATCAAAGAAATCATTACGGAAAGATTGAAATGAAACGAACTGTAAAAAAATGTGAGTGTGGTCGGGTAAGTGATCCTATTCGTCTTTCTATTGTGAAGGATACATGGGTAAAAGATGGTTTTGCTTTCTTTCATTATGACTGCCCTCAATGTAAAAAGTCCCATACAATCAAAATTGTATGGGATGAGCGATAATACTTGACATTCACTTACATTATGATTATAATATATAATGTAAGTGAGTGAGAGATTAATTCAAGTTGGAGTCTAAAATGAGTTGTGAATATATTGATGAAATCATGAAAGTGCCTGAAAAGGAAATGAAAGTTTGGACAATTCTTCATTATGCCGGGTATAATGTATATCTGGTTGGTGGTGCTGTCCGAGATATCCTGCTTGGCAAGACTCCAAAAGATTACGATTTTGCCACAAATGCTACTCCTGATGAAGTGAAGAAGGTTTTTCTTGCTTATGAAAAGGTTTCTCATTGTCATTTCAATATGGATTATGTTGGTGAAACTTTTGGTGTTATGATGGTTAATGGAATAGAGATTGCTACCTTTCGTGGTGATCGGTATTCTGATGATAGTAAGGGATTTCATGATGTTGAAATTACTTATCTTGATACCATTGAGGAAGACCTTGCCCGTAGGGATTTTACGGTAAATGCCATGGCTCTTGATATGAATGGCACCTTAATTGATCCTCATGGTGGGGAAAGTGACGCAAGAAAGGGTATTCTTCGTTTTGTTGGTGATCCTGAAGATCGGATTAATGAAGACCCTAACCGGATTTTAAGGGCTTTGCGTTTTGCCGCTCGTTTTGAGTTTATGCTTCATCTGGATACTGCTCTGGCTATTAAGGCAAATTATCATAGAGTTGATGATGTTGCTCCTGAACGTATTCGGCTGGAAATTCTCAAGACACTGGAAAGTACAAAAGAAGCCTCTATTTTTTGGAAGTTACTTTTGGATGCTGGTATTTTAGCTCGTATTTTTCCAGAAATGGTGGACGGTTGGGAACATGATCATGGTAATCATCATGAAGAGGACGTTTGGACTCATAATATGATTGCTGGTGATACAATTTCTACTGAAAATCCTCTTTTGAAGCTGGCTGGTTATCTTCATGATGTTGGAAAACCTGCTTCTTTTGATTCTGAACTTGGAACTTTTTATGAGCATCAGCATTTTGGTGCTGATATTGTCAGGGAACGTTTGACTGATCTGAAGTTTTCTAATGAAGAGATTCGTTATGTTGTAAATCTGGTTCTGGTTCATATGGATGGAACACGGGGTATGTCTCCGAAGGCCCGAAGGCGTTTGAAGAATAAGCTAAATGCTTATGGGCTTGATTGGAAGGAGTATCTTGAACTGCGTATTGCTGATCGTACCGGGAACGTAAGAAGGCCAAATTTTACTTCTGAACAGATTCAGGAGTATGTTGATATGTTTACAATTGTTGAGGAAGTTCCTTTCTCTGTAAATGATCTGGTTATTTCTGGTGGTGATGTTATCAACCTTTTTAACCTGAAGCCTTCTCCGATTGTTGGAAAGATTCAGCGTGAATTACTGAAGTTGGTAATTGATGACGGTGATGAAAAGAACAATCTTTCTGTTCTGGTTGATCATGCTATGGAAGTTTTTGATCTGGAACTTAATAAGGATGCTTATGTGAAAATCTTTTTAGGATTAACTGAAAATAAGTAAAAAAAGTATTGACAAGGGGAATTATACATGTTATAATTCCCCATTACTTAAATAAACGAATGGAGATTTTATTATGGGAAATGTAGCAAAGTTGTCAGGTAAAACAATTGGTGGTCAGGCATGGATTCGTGTACATGGCCCAAATATTTGCCCTCAATATGATGAGAACGCAAAACGTAATAAGTCCCGGTTGGTTGATGCGGCTTTTAAGAAAGCCTGTGAAGTAGTAGGAATTCCGGCAACAAATCGTCAGGCTTCAAAGTGGAATAACAAAAAGGGAGCGGCTTATAATTTTGATCATAAGATTGAAATGAACGGGTTCGTAGTTGCTGATGTTTAGTCTTGCTCAAAAACGTGCTATATCGGATGCGGTTCAGGAGATTTTACAAAAAACAAATCATCCTGAACTACCTAAAGGCGAAATTCAGTTTCATCTTCATGTAGATGGTGCTGAAAGTTGGTCATGGGCCGATATTCAAAATAATGGTGCTGTAATCAATCCGGGTATAAATCAGTGGAATGAATTACATGATAAATAAGTTTTAAATTTAATTTCAAAGGAGAAAATATTATGGGAAAAGGAAAGTTGCATGAATTGCTGGCTGTAGAAGCTGATCTGGAAGGACGTGCTCGGAACATCATGAATGAAACACGTAAGGTATTTAAGGATAAACCTGCGTTGTTCATGGGTTCAGTTCGTAATTATAAACCGTTTGTGGATGATGGTATTGATTATCCGTCTGAATTCCAGAATCTTACATCCACTGTTGATGAGAAGCTGGCATATACCGGGAAGTCAATCATCAAGTATTACGATGCTCTGCTTCAGAAAGAAGCCACAAATCAGGTTGCTAAAGCTGATCTGGTTGTTGATGGTGTAACTATCGCTTCTGATCTTCCTGCTACTTTTTTATTGGGTATGGAGTCCAGACTGAAAAAAGTCCGTGAAGTTTATAAACAGATTCCTACTCTTGCCGTTGGAATTGAATGGATGAAAGATGAAGCAAAAGGTGAAGGTGTTTGGGCCGTTGCTCATCCTGAAGAGTCTATGAAGACTCAGCGAACAATTAAATCCAAGGTTCTTTATGAGGCCAAATTTCCGAAAGAGGGAGAAGGTGGTCAGTCAATTCCGGCTGTTATCGACAAGTGGGAAGAGGTCGAAAATGTTGGTAAATATACTAAACATTTTTGGTCTGGTATGTTGACTCCTGCTCGGAAATCCGAGTTGCTGGATCGAATCGACAAACTGCTTCGTGCCGTTAAAAAAGCTCGTCAGAGAGCGAACAGTACCGAAGTGGTAAAAGTCAATGTTGGTAAATCCATCATGGATTATATCAATGGCTGATCTGGTAAAAACTTCTGGTGGGGAGATTATGTCTCTCCACCAGATTAAAAATATTGAGTTTCATTCACGAGAATTTGACAGTCAGGTTACTATTGGTGATTTTCTGACAGAACTTCTGGCTAAATTGTGGGATGAAAAAGATCAATTTTCAGGCAAAAGACCGTTTGGTAATTCAAGTTGGGAATATGATCTATATACCGCATTAATAGAAAATGATATCGTGGAAGGTAAACTTGATGAATGGGGTGATGTAGAAGATTTAGATAAAGCCCTTGCTGATAAAATAATACTTGACATTATCTTATTAGATGTGTAAAGTATATAAATATATTTGAGACAGTTTTAGTGTCTGTTGTTAGAATCAAAACGGGCATGTGAATCCCGTTAGTCAGTGTAAGTTTTTTGTCTCAACAGCTTTATGACGAATGTGTTTTAGTAGTTATTATAAATTCCTAACAATAGAAGGTCGGAGGTTCGATTCCTCTCCCGGCATCTATGCTTATCAATATAGATGTGGTAATCATAGATGCCGGGTAGCTCAGTGGTAGAGCGTCATTATAAGAATGAGAAATTATAATAAAACGAAAAGATGCGGAACATGTCAATCAATACGATAGCTCATTGGTAGAGCAACTGTCTATGAAACAGTCTGTAGTAGGTTCAATTCCTACTCGTAACTAACTAGTAGGGGAATATGGAAGGATATCTGTATTCCCCATTTTTTATGGAAGATAAATACGAAATATATAAATATATTCATTCTAATAGAGAGAAAAATATGAGATGCCGGAAAGTAAAATTTTGGTGTAATTTTTGTGATGGTGCTTTAGTAGGAGAATATGGAAAATGCCCTTCGTGTGGTAGAATAGAAAATAAACATAGAAAAAAAGGTATATAAATGAGAACAATAGGGAGATTGAAACCAACAGAAGCGTATCCAAAAATTCAATATTATATTACAGCAAAACCGCCTATGACTGAAGAAGAAAAACAGGTGGTGTATCAAAAACATCTTGATAATACTGTTAAGAAACTTTCTCAATCATGGCGTTCTGCTTCTCAAGAAAAATTGATTGAAATGGCTATACCAAAAGCTGAAAAGTTACTTGAAGAAGAGATAGCAAAAAATACTAATTTTAAAAAGGTAGTTTTTAACACATTTGCTGAAGAACAAGAATTAAGACATATGATTCAAACAGAGAAGAATTTTATCGAATGGGCTTGACAATCTCTGGATAGTGCTTATATTATATAATGTAAGGGGGTTATTATGGAATATCATTGGCTCAAATCAAACGGAAAATTTTCTATTTTTAGAGATGTTTATTCTAAAAAACAACATCCTAATCAACAAAATGGTACGGATGAATATGTTGATGTTGTTAATCATTCTACTGGAAATATCAATTCTCTGAAAATATATCTTAATGCTAAAGGCGAGAAATATTTTAAGAAGAATGGTTCCCATAAGATTGATGATTTCAATGAGGTTATCAAGTATATACCATTTCAGATTATAAGATCAAAACAAGTTAGAGGTAATGAAAATGAATGATTATTGGGCAATTGTAGTTGGTAATGATGTGAAAGAAATTGTTCCTTCTGATGAACTCAAGAATTCCGGTCTTGCCTATTATTGGAAACCTGAACGCAGTGCGTTTGCTATTCCTGCTGATTCACGAGATTTTGGAAAGTGGTCAAATGGAATGAATCTCAAAGCATTTCCTGTGATCAAAAATGGGGAAGTGAAATGTTGGGAAATTCTATAATTCCTCTTGACAAAATGATAAAAAGTGACTATATTATATAATGTAAGGGGGGAAAGGTTCTTCCCAATTATTTAAGTCGGAGTTGATCATGGAAAAAAAATGGGTTGCCATTGTTGAAAACAAAACGAAAGGTTCACGTTACAATTTTCTTTGTGATGCTGATTTTTCTCGTTCAAATGGAATGTCTGATGCTGATCTGGAAAAGGCAAAAACAATTCGTGCTTCTTATCCTGAATTAAAAGGTGCTCGGATTCGTGCTTATCGTTATGATGATTCTCTTTTGAGTACCATCAAGATGAATAAGTTAGACCTTTTTTCTATTTATTATTAAGGAGGCTCAAAATGGCTTATGGTAAGGTTTACAGTGTCGTAGGTGCTACTACTGGTATTCCGTGTTCATTCATGCTTAATCGACCAGCAGGGCGCATATACGAGTTCTTTAAAGCTATGCTCGGTGAAGATCGGGTAAAGTCCGTTCATGATAAATGTGATTCTGGAATTGCCAGTGTAACTGTTCTTCGTGCTCTTACTGAAGAGCTGTCAGAACTTACTGGTTATGAATATGTACTTAATGAGGATTGGAAATAATGTATCCATTTAAACATAAAGATATTTGGATTCTCGGTGCTACATGGATCAATCGGGTTGGTGTGGTTGTGGTTCGTAATTCATATGGTGAAGTACGGGCATACATGAGGTCGATTCCTGAATATGGTTGTTATAAATTTGGAGAAAATGAAGAACTACAGGATGCTATTTATATTGCTCTTCATGGTTCTTCTATCTCTTTGAAAGCCGCAAAAGAATTGGGGGTATATTGGGATGAAACTCAGGTGTAATAAATGTTATGGTGATCTTGAGGTTGTTGAATATGATTGTGGAATATTCGTAGAACCATGTGAAAATTGTAGTACCTCAAAAGAAGAGCTTGAAGAAATTCGAGGAATGGAATATGATGATGGTTATGATGCTGGTAAATCTGATGGGTATGATGAGGCAGAAGAATCATATGAAAGTCAAATTACTCGTATAGAAGAAAGATGTGAACGAGAAAAAGAAGAGCTTGAAGCATCATATGATTTTAGAATAAATGAGGTTCAAACCAATTCTTATAATGATGGTTATAATGACGGAATGAGTGAAGTATTTAATTTAAAGGCATGAGATGAAATTATGAGAGTAATAATTGTAAATGGTTATCCAAGATCGGGCAAAGACACATTTTGTGATTTTGCCAATGATGAATATAATTGTATCAATTATTCAACAGTAGATACTGTGAAAGAAATCGCTACAATGATGGGTTGGGATGGTACAAAAACACCTGAAAACCGGGCCATGTTATCTGCTCTGAAAGATTTTACTACAGAGTGGTTTGATATGACTTTTAAGGAAATGATTAATCTTATTCAGGATGAAATTAATTATGCAGAAATTCTTGAAGATGAGGTTGATTTTATTTTTCTTCATATTCGGGAACCAAAAGAAATTATCAGAATTAAAGATTGGTGTACAGAAAGAAGTATAAACTGTTTCCTTGTGTGTATCCAGCGTAATGAGATGGTTGGTGAACAGAGTAATCATGCTGATTCTGATGTGTATTTTATTCAGTATGACTCATATATAAATAATAACAGTTCTCTTGATGAGTTTAAAGAGGCTACACATAACTATCTTGATTCAATTATTACAGGCGAAATAATTGATTGGGTAGGCTACTATGAGGAATTGATATGAAACGATTTATTGTATCTTTGATGACTATTGTGATGCTGGTAATACCTGTTGTTTCTATGGCTGGAAGTGCTTTTAATTTTGGTTTTACTGGTGGTGATTATGGAAGTGTTACGAGTGTTGGTTTTACTTCTGTAAATTATGATTCTGTATATATTGAACCTATGCCAGTTCGATATGTCAGACATACTACTATAATAAGAGATGTTGGATATCGGTGTTATAGGCCGATTCATTATAGACCTATTTCTTATCGTCCTGCTAATTGGTATGCTCATGGCAGGGGGGCGATAGTACGAGAACGACACGTTTCTCGTAGAGTTCGTTATTATGGCGGAAGGTGGTAAAAGAGCATAAAGAAGGTGTCCTATAGGACGCAAACATAATAATCTTTTCAAGAGGAACTTCTAATGGTAAAGTTCAAGATTGGTAAGAAGGTTGTTCGTGGTGATCGTAAAGGCAAACGAGTCACTGAAGTTATTAAACTCAATTCCCGTGAAGGTATTTACAATTATCTTTGGGATATCACTGATCTTTTTGATAAAAATCGGTGTAATTATATCGTGGAGTGGCATAAAGCGTTATAATTCAGGATTTGCGAATCCTCCTAAATATAGGAAAAAGGAGGTTTCGCAATGTATCAACAACTCAAACAGTCCGAAATAAAACCATTAAGAATCGGGCTTCATAAACAACAGGGTAGTATTTGCCCTATCTTAAAGCAGAAATTTGATGTTTCTGAAATGGTTATAGACCACCAACACAAGAACAAAAAAACAGATGTAAATGGTGTTGATGGTGGTGGTATGGTTCGTGGTTGTATTCATAATCAAGCGAACGTAATTGAAGGAAAGATTAGTAACACATACAAACGTTATGGGTTACATAAATTTGTATCATTACCTGAACTATTGAGGAATCTTGCTGATTATCTGGAACGGGAAAACTTACCATACATTCATCCTTCAGAAGCACCAAAACCAAAAAAACTAAAAAAACGATCTTATAACGTGCTTAAAAAAAGATATGACGGAAAGGCAAAATTTCCACCATATCCTAAAACTGGAAAACTCACAAAACCATTAGTAAAATTATTTGAAAAATATAACATAAAACCTGATTTTTATTCTTGACAACCATTGGATAATGATTATATTATATAATGTAAGGGGGGGAATTTCTCTTCTCCATTTGTGTTTTTGAGGTTATTATGGAACTTGTTTTAGGTTTAGTTGTGTTTGCTTGTGTTGTTGCCGAAATAAACCTGTTATGCCGTTTATATGAGTTTGGTAACTATTCTTACTAATTGTGGAGGTTTTAATATGACTGCTCGTGCTACTACTGTTGTGAAACGTATCAAAAAGGCTTTCCCGAATATTTCTGGTGTTGATGTTCATGACAAAGATAAAGTTTTCCTTGGTGATGTTGCCGAAGGTGGAACGATTGACGGTCTTTCTGCTTGTGATTACTATGCCTTTGATTTTGATCCCAATGAAGAAGTGTATGTATTGGGAGTTCACAAAAAACTTGCCGCTCTGGTAGAGAAAGCTGGTTGGTTTGTTGAGTGTGGTGATCCCGGTACTTACTTTGCTTATCCTGTTTAATTGAGGTATATGATGGAAGCTAAAAAATGTCCTATTTGTGGTAAAGATTTAACTCTTTTTTCAACTTGTAAGGATATTGAAGGAAGTGATGGTGATAACGAAATCGTAATTGGTAGGCTCAATATTATGGGGTGTGCTGATTGTGATTATATTGATCAATCTGATATGTGGTTTGACTGATGAATCTCGAAAAGCATGATATGGTTGTCTTGAATGACGAATTTGAAAATCGTCAAGTGTATGTTGTTACTGAAGTTCGGGAAACGGGCATAATAGTTCTGTTTCCCGAATCTGGTGGGTTTTTAGTTTCGGCTGATATTAAGAATCTTAAAAAGGTGGAATGATGAAAGTATATAATGTTCTTCGTAAAAAATGTTATAGCGGGTATGGATTGAAACGTGGTGGTAAGTCTAATCCCGGTTGTTTTCAGCGTGTTGAGAAAAAACGTGAACGTACTTTTTTTAATCGCTCTGTTTATAGGGGAGAGCATGATCTGGCTATTAGATAAATTTGAGAAGATTACAGGAAAGCATATTCATTGGTTTACATTATGGGATAGTGGTCATTTTTATCCATATTGTGTAATTAGTAAATGTAGATGTGGCGAAACAAGGAGTGAAATGTAATGAATACTCAAGAAATGGCTGTGCGGAAATATTACGATAACCCGGCAAACAAACCGTTATCATGGTCTGAACTGGTGGCCCTGTTTGGATTTCTTACTGATGAAACGGCAAAGGCTTTGACCGGGTATATTGTATATTGTAAAGATGGAATAATCAGGAGAAAATGATGAGTGAAAATAATAGTGATTTTTATCGACTGAAAATACTTTCTATTGATGCGTGGCGGGATGAAAATGGTTGGTATTGGAATAATTGTTATACACTTGCTGAAGATATCATGTTTGGTATTGATGCTTTTACACCTCGAAAAATTCTGAAAGCTCTTAGAGATTGGGATTATCTAACTGATGAATCTAAAGGTCTGGTGGAAGTTGATGTTGATTATTCTGTTGAAGAGGGATTGGCTATAATTATAAATCATAATACTAAAGAGCCGTTGTTGGCTTTAAGTGGGGTTCATTGATGGAAGTAATTAAATATCTGAAAACGAATTCATTGGATGATCTTGCCAGTGAATTTGGCATAAAATATAAAGGTTATCAAAATGGTTTGGTCGTACTGAATTATGATCAAATCAATTCACCAAAATTTCATCCAATTGTTCGAGAATGTAGAGGTCTGATCATTGATCTTTATACTATGAGTCCTGTTTCCAGAACTTTTGATCGGTTTTTCAATTTGAATGAAAATCCGAATGATGATTTTGATCCTAATCTTTTGGTTCGTGTTGAGGAAAAAGCTGATGGTTCTCTGATGTCTGTATATTGGCATGATGATCGTTGGAATGTTGCTTCAAGGGGTAGTGCTTATGCTGAAGGGGAAACTCCGGCTGGTATTACTTTTGAAGGTGTGTTTCTTGATACTATTGGAGTATATCTTGATGAATTTATGAAGAATATGAGTAAGAACAGGTCATATACTTTTGAGCTGTGTTCAATCTATAATAAGGTTGTAAAGCTCTATGAAACACCTGTTGTGTATCTTCTGAACGTATTTGATTTTACTACTAATAAAGAATTGAATTCTTTTATTGTAGATAATATCGCTAAATTCCTTAATGTAAAACGGCCTATTGTATATAATATAAAAATGGGTGATGTTGTTAAATCATTTGAAGAATTTCCTGCTACTGAAGAGGGATATGTTCTTATTGATGCAAATGGTAATCGGGTAAAAGCAAAAAATCCTGCTTATGTTAATTTGCATCATCTCAAGGGAAATGGTGCAATAACTCCGAAACGCATTGCTGATGTTGTTTTTAATGGCGAAACCGATGAAGTTCTTGAATATTTTCCTGAATATCGAGAATTCTTTGAACCATATCAAAAAGCATATGATATGTTGAAATCTGATATTGTTGATAAACATCATTTGTTAAATCAGCTCAATCTTGATCAAAAACAATTTGCTCTTTCTATTGGTCATCTTTTTTATAAAGGAATTTTATTTTCTATGAGAAAAGGCTTGACATTAGATGAAGCATTTGGTAAAATGAGTAAATCAAGTAGGGCTGGCTTACTTGAGCCTATTGTCAAATTTATGAAGGAGAAAAATGATGAGTGAAGGTCGTGAATTAAGATGTATTGGTGATGGTACTAATGTTGGTGAAATGGATAAGCTGATGGGTGCCATGTTGACTGAATTGTTTGGTGTGCCTGTTTTTTCATTGACAGTTCAGAAAAGAGATGTGGAATCTGTACAAAAATATCCTGATAATGTAAAATTTTCTTATTATGGATGTACAGGTGAATGTAATCGTCATTCTGGTGTTATTGTTGTTGCTTCCCGGATAAACAATGAAATGGTGGAATATGGGGTTGCCTATTGTTCTCCGAAAGATGTTTATGATAAGTACATTGGAAAGAAAATTGCTTATCGGGATTTGGTTGAGGAAAGCAAGATGGTTGTTTTGAATGGTAAAAAACACCACAAAATCAATGCTCGTATTCTTGCTGATGTTGTAGCCAATGCGGATTGTCCGTCATGGGCTGATAAAAAAATTGCCATTGAACTGGTAAGGCATTTGTTTTATGCCTTTGATTTGGAGAATGTATAATATGATTTCTTATAATCCTGTAAAGAGTTGGTTTTTTCTTATTGTTGGTATTTTGATCTGTATCGCTTCTGCTGGTGCTGGTGTTTATGTCGGAATTTGGTTATGTTTTATTGGCGGAATTGTTGATATTGTCAATGGTTTTAATGCTGATCCAATGAAAGCAATAGATATGGCTATAGGTGTAGCTAAATTTTTCTTTTCCAGTGTTGCTGGCTGGTTGACATTTTTTGTCGGTATTACTTTTGGTCGTGGATTTATTGAGGCGGCTTAATGATTCTTCTTGATTTTTCGCCTATTTCAATTGCGGCTATTATGGTTGCATTAAAAAGGGATCGTGAAGTGCTAACTCCAAAGTTAGTACTTCACATGACCTTAAATTCTATTAGAATGTATAATGTTAAATTTCGTCAAGAATTTGGTGAAATGATAATATGTTGTGATGCTAAAGAAAATTGGCGAAAACGGGCATTTCCTTATTACAAAGCAAATAGGAAAAAATCACAAAAGGATTCTGATGTAGATTGGGATGTTGTATATGCTGGATTGAATTTAGTAAAAGAACAGATTAAAGAAGATTTTCCTTATAAGATTATTGAAGTTGATGATGCTGAAGCTGACGATATTATTGGTGTGTTGGCAAAAAAGGCTACAATAGACGGTACAGATACGGTTATTGTATCAAAAGATAAGGATTTCTTTCAGTTACATTCTGAACATGTTTGTCAATTCCGGCCAAGTAGTAAGTATATTATTCGGTATGATGATGCTTATGATCGGCTTCAGGAACAGATTTTAAGAGGTGATGTTGATGATGGTATTCCTAATGTAAAATCTGATGATGATACTTTTGTTGATCCTAATAAACGTCAAAAAAAGATGATGAAAGATGATATCCCTATGATGCGTCAATGGGGTATGATGGATTTTTGTGCTGTTGGTTTGGATTATAATTACTCTCGTAATGAGCTTTTGATTGATTTGGACAATATACCACCGCATGTAGTTGAGGGCATTCATAACGAATTTGAGATACCTGTTGTTAAGAATAAGCCCAAAATGGTAAAATTTCTAATGAAACATAAATTAAGGTATCTCCATGAAAAAATAAACGACTTTTTTTAAAGGAGACAAATGAAGAGAATAATTTATTTTCCAGAATTTCTTGAAATGATGGAAGAAACAAAGAGTAGAAAAGATAAAATTGCGTTAATTCGTAGTTATGGGCATGTACATGGATTTCCTGATATTTTGGTTTATTGTTATGATCCAAAAATTGAATTTGTTGTGACCCGGAAAGAAATTGAAAATTTGTGGTTTGATCATATGGATATCCCGGATTATGATACGGCACCAACAACACTTTTTAATGAGGTTCGTAGAATTCGTAATTATACTACATTGAAACAGCCACCATTAAATCATAAAAAGGTTATTCAGTTAATTGCTAATACATTTTCAGTTCTTCATCATGAAGAAATTGAATTGTTTAAGCAAATGGTTGATGGTCGTATCAAGTGTAAAGGTCTTACGGAAAAATTGGTAAGAGAAGCATTTCCCGGCCTTCTTAGTCCAGAAGAAAAGAAATCTAAAGTAAAGCCTAAAACAAAGGCAAAACTGAAAGATGAAAAACGTGAAGAACTTATTGAAGTGTAGTGTTTTATTGTTGATAATGGTGGTTATATCGTGTACAATAATAGCATGTGACGGAGGAAGTGTCTTTAATGGAAAACAGGCACATCCTGATTCTGTTGTTCGGTTAGAAGCCGCTGGATGGGATTTACGGGTATATGAATTTACTCCACAAACGGCTCATAATATGACATGCGTTTTTGTTGCTGGTAATCGAAAAGCAGGTCTTGATTGTTTTCCAAAGGAGAAATAGTAATGCCGATGTATGAATATTTTTGTTATGACCAGAAAGGTGGATGCGGTCATGAATTTGAAGAATATCAAACAATTGATGACCGTTGTGTTCCTATGCGTAAACCGTGTACAAAATGTAAAAAAGAGGGTACGATTTGTCGTAAAATGAGTATGGCTTTTTTTGTTGATCCGGGTATCATTAATGCGGATAAGAATATGGAGCGGTCAGGTGTTCAAGAAAATCTTGAACGTATTCGGGATAATCATCCTAAAGCTAATATGAAATGGAATGGATAAATTATGGTTAAATTATTATTTGCTTTTGCTTTTTTGTATTGTATATATTTTATGATAAAAGAGATAAAGATTTTTATCTCTATTTCGCAAGAACTTGATGAAATTGTTGAATCTATTGAAAAGGAGGAAATTGAGACAAAAAAAGAAGAGGTAAGAAGTTGTACTCTCAATATGAGAGGTAAACGGGCATTGAATAAAGTGTATAACGATGTTCTTGAAGATGAAATTGACGCAGTTCTTAATTCAAAAGGAGAAAAAAATAATGATGAATAAACAAATTGGTATAAAAACTATTATGCGAATTGCTATTCCCGTGGTGGTGATGCTTTCTATCCTGATAGTATCTCCAATGTTATTTGGTATTAATGATGCCGGACATCGAACAATTATTCAGTATCCAAATGGTACGATGAATATCAAATTTGATGCTGGTATTTATCCTCAATGGTTTGGTAAAATTACTGGATATAACGATTTTATCACGTATGATTTTGATCGTTCTCAAGCTGAAGGTGGCCCAACGACTCTTGATAAATCGGGTATTTCTGTTCGTTATCAGGATGGTGGTATGGGTACTGTATATGGTAAGGCTCGTTTTTCGTTGCCTATTGATGAAAAGACCATGCTTGAACTTCATAAAGCATTTCGGTCAAATGCCGGACTTGCGAATAAGCTAATCAAGCCTGTTACTGAAGAGGCAATGAACCTTACGGCTGGACTGATGCGTTCTGAAGAGGCATATGCTACAAAACGTGCTATTTTTACTCAGTTGGCAAAATCTCAAGTAGCTAATGGTAAATTTCAGACTAAACTTGAAACTACTACTATCAAAGATGAAGCTACTGGAAAAACTGTTTGGAAGGAAATTCCAATTGTTGATCTTGATGAAAATAAACAACCTATTCACCTTTCTTCTGATCTGAAAGAATTCGGTATTGTTCTTGCTGGATTTCAGTTGAATGATCCGGGTTTTGAAGAATCTACTATGAAGCAGATTTCTGATAAACGTGATGCTACCATGGCTATTATTACTGCTAAGGCAAATGCTGAACGTGCCAAGCAGGAAGCTATTACAGCAGAGGAAAAAGGTAAAGCCAACGTAATGACTGCTAAGTATGAGCAGGAAGTTGAAAAGGAAAAAGCTGTTGTTATGGCTGACCGTGAAAAAGAAGTTGCTGTTATTGCCGCTAAACGTAAAGTTGAAGTTGCTGAACAGGCTAAACTTGAAGCATTGGTTGTTGCTGAAAGAAGAGTTGCTGTAGCTGAACAGGCTAAACTTGAAGCAGAGCAGAAAAAGCTCATGGCTAAAGAGTATAAACAAGAACAGGTACTTCGTGGTGAAGGTGATGGTGCCTATAAACGGTTGGTCATGCAAGCTGATGGTGCTCTTGAGCAAAAACTTGAGGCTTACAAATACGTTATGGGTAAATTTGCCAATGAGTTTGGAAAACAAAAATGGGTTCCTGAAGTTCAAATGGGTGGAACTGGTGCTGAAGGTGGTAATGAGGCCGCTAACCTGATTAATCTCTTAACTGCTAATACATTGAAGCAGTTGGGGCTTGATATGAAAATGGTGGCACCTATAGAATAAGAGGTTAAATATAAACTCTTATCGGTAAATATAAGGGTTAAGAGGTCAATAATAGCCTCTTAACCTTTTTTCGTATGAGGATAAACATGCCGATTTATGAATATAAATGTGATAACTGTGGTTATGAATTTGAGGAAATTCATACTATGAATGATCAAAATGTTCCCTGTGATCAATATTGTCCCGGTTGTGAAGAGGAAGGTTTTGTAAGAAGGTTAATTTCATGTGGATCATTTAAGATTAATGGTTATTCAGAAGCAAATGGATATGCTAAAAAGGGAGACAGAAAATGACAATTTCAACATTGATTATTATTCTTATTATTGCTGTCATTATCAATATTTTATTTACACGCCATGTTGCTAAAAATGTTGATGACAATTTAAAAATATTAACAAAACAAACGGATATTCTTAAATATGTTAAAAAAAGAGGAACATATCATAATGATCTTTTAGAATTTATAATTGATAACGTAAATATTACAATTGAATTTGCGTACAATTATGGCAGTAAAGAGGAACGGGCAAAGATAGTAAAGATGCTGGACAAATATAAGGTAAAGCCTGATGAAAAAGAAATTGTTAAGTCGTAGTTATAATGATGTAGGTCGAATATATCATTTTGATGATGGTTCAGATTACTATTCAGTTACAACTATGTTAGGTGCTACTAAAGATCAAACTGAATTAAATAAGTGGAAAGATCGTGTTGGTGATAAGAAAGCAAAAGCTATTTCAAAAGTTGCTTGTGATATTGGAACAAATATGCATGATTGTTTAGAACATCATTTACTCGGTCATGAATATAAATTCCATAACTCAGTAGTAAAAAATCTCTGTAAGCAAATTACTCCATATCTTGATAAGAAAGTTTCTCATGTATATGGTACAGAAAAATTCTTGTATTCTGATCGGTTAAAGTTGGCTGGAACAGTTGACGGAATTGTTGATTATCAATTTGGAAGTATAACACAATTTTCTATTCTGGATTTCAAGACAGCTAAAGGACAACCAAAAATTGAATGGATTCAGGATTATTTTATTCAGTTGACAATTTACGCAATGATGTTAGCTGAAATGAATGGAACTACAAGAGCAAATAAAGGTATTCTCCTGTTTGCTTATAAACAGAAACGAAGTTCCTATAATGAAATAACAATTGATATTTCAAAATATGAACAACAGGCAATAGAGAGAGTAGAATTATTTCACAAAAAAGTGGGGTTATTATGATCAAAAGAGATTATTTAGGAAATGAGTTGAATGTTGGTGATTGGGTTGTATTCATGCAGGTCGGGTATCGTGGATTAATGAAGGGAACTATTGCTAAAATGAATGATAAAAAAGCAACAATTGATCATGATCCTACTAATACATTCAAAACAAAAACAATACAATTTTATGATCAATTAGTAAAAATTCCCCTTGACAATATGTAACCAATGATTATATTATATAATGTAAGGGGGGGAATAATTCTCTTCCACTGATTGGAGTTAGAAATGAGAGTTCCGTTATTATCTTGGTTGTTAGAACGATATTTTGCTTATAAAAGAAATCAGAGGGTAAAAGCTCGTGTTGCCCGGTTTATGTCTCTTCATTCAAAAAGAGGTTTAAGATGAAATATAAAATTATTGAAAAGATAAACTTGTTGTCTGTTAATGCCGACACCAAATCTCTCATTGAACGTAAAGAGTGGACTGCTAAAACTTCTGGTTCTACTCATGAGGCTTGGTTTCGTGGTAACAAAATGGTTTCTGTTGATTTTCATAGAGATAGTTCCATTACTGTTACCAGTGGTATTGGATATGGTAAAGTGAATAGCAAAACTTATGTGAGGGCATAATAATGAGTGAAAGAAAATTTGATCGGTTTGATGTTCCAGAAACGGTAAAAAATATTATCAATACAAGTCTCAAAATTGAGATGCTTGATGCTTCTGATATTGTCACTCTTGGTGCGTCTCATGGTGGTGATTGGAAATCTCTTGTTGATGATATTTTGGAGATTGCTTATTCTAATATTCATTGGAATAATGATCATTCTACTATTTCTCCATTGGTCAGTGAATTTTACAGAAAAGAGGTGTTAAATGCGTCCTGAAATTGTTACTGATGAACATCTTGAATTTCTTGATCGAGTTCGTGAAAAAGGAATGTTCAATATGTTATCTATTGAGGTTGTTGAATTAATGGTAATGAAATTTTGGTTGACTCTTGATGAGGCAAAAGAAATTCGTTCTTATTGGGTAACTTCTTTTGGTGATAAAAACCGATAATTGAGGTATGTGATGAATTTTTATTGTTATGATGGTGATATTAAGAAATTGATCCCGGCTGGTTGGCTTTTCCAGAAACTCTATGCCAGTAACTATAAATCATATCGTAAAGGCGATATATATTTGTTTGTTGTTACTAAAATGGCAATAGAGATTTCTAATGTTAAAGCTGAATATCAGGTTGCTCTTATCGACTTTATTCTTGATCATAAAAACGAACCAGAATCTTTTTGGCATTCAACACGGGAAAATTCATTTTTTAAAGATTCTCTTTTTGCTAATTGGATTCTTCAGGATGGTGTTGTTATTTCTGATATTGAAGCTATGAAAAAGAAAGCAGAATGGTTTAGAGATTATGAAAAAGATGATTCAATTCCGTATCTTGAGGATGGTTATCGAATTGAATATGAGCTGGTTGAAGCTATTCTTGAACTAAATGAACTTTTTTATCACCACAGCGACATTTTGAAATAAGCTGACCATGATTGTTCCATAGTTTATGCCAATGAAAATGCTTACCAGTATATTTTTCGATAATGATCAAAACCCGTTCCATTATATATTCATC